GCGTAAAGCTCTCGTTGCAGGATTTGCTTTTCTTCTGAGGAAAGGAAGCTTTTACTAAGCATGGTTGTAACATTTTTGGACATTGAATAATTCCAGTATAACGCATTTTAAATGCTTGTCAGCTTACGCCAATGCTCATAAATAAATGCTTTTAGCGAATCAAAATCAGCCTGACTCAAATACAGATTCGCATCAAATACAAATAAATCTTTATGGGCTGGCCCAGATATTACTGCGCTGCCGATGGGGGTATACCGGGCTGTGAGCTGCCCCGCCGATTGCTTGCGCCGGAGTAAGCCTAAGCCATCAAAATGGCTGAGTCCGTAAGTGAGGATAGGCCAACCTACCATCGAAAGCCGGAACTCAGATCCAAAGAGCATTAGTTAGACCTCGCCGTGCCTAGGGCGGCTGGGGAGGATGGATGGCTGGTTATTAGCACAGGACTACCGGGGGCAAAGGAATTTTGGCCCGTACTTAGAGCGAGCGGAGCCCTGGAGCCCGCCGGGGACTCGATGAGGAGGCGGCCTTGGCTGACCCCCACCGCACTCCCCGCCAGAGTCGGCGCAGCATCAAGGATGATCTGGCGATTGGTCTGCCGCTGCTGGTGCGCGGCTTGCTGCTGGATCAAGTGCCCAAAAATTGTGACAACTGGCATCACGAAACCTGGACACGGGTAACTTTCGCCACTAGGTTGACCCCGGCGGTAGGGCAAAATGCCCGGATAACTGCACCATTATTCAGGCGGCCCTGGTCCACGGCCCTCATCAAACTTTTGGCGGGTACAACGAGGACCAGTTGGTCACTGGCCGTGGTTCCTCCAAACTCAATAGTTACCTCTAGGGCCACCGCCGTTGTGTTATAGAGATCGAGCGTTACTTCATCGAAATCCACCGGAGACGAAGTTGCATTGTGCACCAGGGTACCGGGCGAAGCCGTGGCTACTACCCTTACAGGGCGATTATTGGTGGACCCCGAGGGTATGACGAGCGCGAATGAATTACCCATTTAAATCTCCTAAGACACTTAATTCAAGGACATCAACGTAGGCCACCAAGCTGTAAAAATCCCCCAGAGACCTTGCAGCCAGGAGATCGTAATCGCTTAGGCGGAAATCTTGTGGTGAGGCAGAAGCTCCGCCCAAGCCAAATACTTGTATCGGTCCGGGGGCAACAATTGCGGGCACCTGCGCCCAAATCTCTCCAGCACTAATGACCGCAAACTGTGGAGAAAAGACTCCAGAGAATAGCACTTTGTTGGCGCTGTTTAGGCCAGAACCGTAAATTCTCACTCGGTCCCCAACTTTAGCAACGTAGGTGTTTAGGGAGGAAATCCCAGGGATGGGGAGAACCGTAAAGATCCCACTAGCAGCGAGACCGCCAGAGGTAGTAATCACCAAGGGACCTGTAGTTGCACCTGGGGGGACTGTAGCAGAAACCTGGGAGCCCACAGTGGCAGCCGCACAAGCTACACCGCCGATAGTCACATTCGATCCGCCTAGGTTCAGGCCAGTAATCAAGAAGGTTGCCCCTACCCCCCCTTGTGCAGGGACGACACTAAAGATTTGCGGTGCAAGGCTAGTTGTAGTCCCCAATGCCCCCGGATCCAGGGTGTAGGGCGGGATCATACTCGGTCTGGCTTGGACCGCAACCGTGAAAGTCGTGGCGGCGGTAGCTCCGACTGCATCCGTGACCGACAAGGCAGCGGTGAAGACTCCTACCTGAGTAGGGGTACCGCCGATAAAAACTCCGGCTAAGCCAAGACCAAGCGGTAAACCCGACACAGCAAACACGTATGGTGCCTGCCCTCCATAAGCTCCAACCTGAGTTGCCGGATCGAGTTGTACCCCCTCATAAAGGATCTGGGGCTGAAAAGCCCATATAGACAAGGAGCCAGTGGGAACCGAAACGGGATAGGGAGCGCGGAACGGTACCGGACTAGAAAGTTGGCCCAGGTATCGCCCCGCAAATCCAAACCGCGCCTCAGAGCCTTCGAGCGCGAAAACACAGCTTTCCATTTTGTAGGCTGCATTGTGAATCCAGACGCTAGCGAAGGGCTCGAATTCCTCCAGGAAAGCATCCGGGATAGGCATGATCACTTGATAACCAAAATGGCGTTGGGCTATCAAACGGGCACAAGCGGTAGCATGGGCCTCATGCTGTGCATCCGACAGCAGATAGGCCGAGGAGAAATCTTGCTCCCGGCGCGAAAAGATATCCCCGGCATTGAGAGCCAAACCACAGGTCCCTCTCAAATTGACGGATATTTCAGCCAAACTCTCTGAGCGATATTGGGTGGGCAAGGGGTCGACCGCCGGAGTGACGGTCGTGCCCTGGAGAACCTGTACCTCCTGGTAAGACGTGGTATTTCCGGCCTCAGACCCAAACCCCAGTATCCATCTATTTCCCACGCTTCGAGCGGAAGGATTCACACGGAAACTAAGACTCCCCCCCGAGGGGGCATAGGGCGGCAATCCTGCGGTCCCCCCTGATGCCTGCAGGATTGCTCCAGGATAAATCAGGGGGATTACCACTCGTGGCAGGGTACGGGTTAGAGCTTGAGAATATTTACCTAGCTGAATTGCTGACGCTGCAAAGGTTGAAACCTCATACAAAGTACGTAACAAGCTCCGTTGATAGTCAAACTTCTGGTCGTAGGCGTTCAGGGTAATTTCACTCAGGTCGTACTCACTAAAATCCCGGACTATCAGGAGTTCGCGGCGGGTCTGCCACTTGGCGTAGGTGTACCCCGCCACAATGCCCGTCACATCATAGCCATAGGTTTTAATCTCTTGGAGGTAGGGAAGTAAGGTACTCTGCAAACCCAATGTAAACTCTGGGTGAATCGGGTCCTTGAACGCAGGGCGGATATCGGCTTCTATCGCCGTTAAGTGCTTGGTGAATGAGTAATTAATCAAGCGATCCAACTCATCATAACCATATGCGAAAACATCAACTTGGCGGGTAACTAGCTCCTCTTGCTGCACAGTATCAAGTTCCATTCCGCCGAAAGGATCACCGGGAACAAGTAGTCCCACAAGCGGTGCACTTATCCCTGTCGTAGACTGCACATTGGGATGGCGATGGCCCGCAAGCCTGACATTCTCCCACTCGCTGTAGCCTGCGACCCCAGCGCTTGCAATGTGGCTCCCATAGTGCATCCCGAGCAAAGCCCTGGGCACTTGGGTCGTTACCGTCAAAGTATAGGTATTACTGTTCGGGTCCTTAGTTGTGGCGCGGACGACCCGCTGACCAATAATCTGAGTATTTTGATAAGCCACAGTATTGGATACTAATGGCAGTCCGTACCAATCTGTATTCCAGACACTTTCAACGACACTCGGGACTATACCTACCGCTGCACGAGTGGTAATTGTGTCTAGGGTTGAGTTATTCGTGTAGTCAGCATTATAGGTGAGCGTCTGGCCCGAGGAACGGACCAACTTCGGGGGGGTTTGAGTGAGCGGTTGCCGCTTATAGACATCAACCTCAGCCCGAGAGCGCACCAGTGAGGGAACTGGTGCGTTATCCGAATCACTTAAAAACTGAATAACACCAAATTTATCAACCCAAAGATAATAATTGAGTGGCCCAACCAACTGCCCAGCCAACTCAATTAAACTGCCTTGAAAATTGACGATAGGAAAACCGATCACCTCCGCCAGTGGGCCAGTAAGCGGAGTATTTATAGCTGCGGCAGGCACCCCCGCCAACAACAGCGCACTCTCCGCAATTTGTGAGCGTAGGCGACCTACGGTGATGGAGGCCCCATCTACCAAAATTCCGTCCACGTACCGGGCGGGGGTCCGATAATTATTGAAACCCAGAAGACAAGCTAGTTCACAGCGGCCTAGCCCACTCTCCTCGTCATACCAATAGGTTTGAATTTTCCCGGTCCAGAGCTGCTTATAACTGCCCTGGGCATTACGGAGCAGAAGCGTTACGTCCTGCCCAGCGACCCACAGCGAGTTGGTGCGCTCATCTAAATTGAGCGCATCTAGTGCGATTAAAGAGCCCGCCTGACCGTGCAGCTCCATTTCCCCAGACCAAGGGAGAACTCCCGAGAGGGGATCAACGGTCGGCATTCCCACAGTGAATTTATTTACATAGGCCGTGACATCCTGCACCCCTACCAAGACTTGATACGCCCGTAGAGCCATATTCAGAACAGCTTTTGTGGATGCGGCACCCGTGGGCACAACCTCCTGGGCACTGGCGACAATCAGCACCCGCCCATTCCCCCAAGGCTCGGCCCGACCATCCCAGCTCAGCAGTACTCGGTAGACGGCTGGGTATTTCACCGCGCCCGTAGTTGGCGCGGAATCAAGGGTAGCTCCCGGCGCAAGGGTGCGGGTTTTCGTCGGAGTTTCAACAAAAGCTTCGCGCATATCAGCCAAATCTACATAGGCCCGCTGGTGCTGTGCCCGCAAAAGCGATTGGTGCTCATGGTGAAGTAACTCGAATTCGCGGATTTCGGTCTCGTTCAGGAGCAAGCTCAAACTCCAAACGAAGGAAGGCTCCGCTAGAAATTTGGTACTAGCAAGATTCCCTTGCTGAGATATCAAAACCTGGATTTGGGACTCTGTAGCCCAATAGCGGCGGCAACTCAACAAGGTAGCTGTATCCAAGAAATTTCGCGGCCCATAGGCAAGCCGCAGCCCCACGGCGGGCAGAATCAACTCAATCGTCGTACCAATACCGCTGGGCATTAGTTCTTCATACTCCGATACTGCTCTCGGGCACGGTGCTCCATCACCCGCATGACCGTCCCAGTCACATCATCCGCCCCATTTATCGTGATATCCCCGCGAGGCTGATTAGCAAGTGATTTCCCCAGCCCCCGGATTGCCGCTAGCAATTCCTGGTTAGAGGCTTGATTCTGCCCTCCAGGAATTTGCATCGCCCCCAAGCTCGCAGCTAAGAAAGCCCCGCCCTGGCGATTTAACGGCAAGACCAATTCGGCACTCCCGGCCTCGCCAATCCGCGCCACCGTGCCGCCAACCCGAGGAGAAACAATCCCCCCACTGGCAAAGGGCATGGGCATATAAGCTCCAAGGCCGATTAGGTTGGCGTTTGCTCGGAAAAAGGCCTCCATCCCGCTCGAACCTGACCCCATTGGCTGATTGGGATTCTGGAACCCGACATTTGTTCTGGGGTTGAGATAAAAGTTTTCCAGAAATTCGTTTCCGTTGAAAAGAAGTTTCTGGCTAGTGCCTCCTGAAGCGGCTTCAAGCGCAGAGCCCAAGATCTGAGCTGATTCCACAGCCCCTTGTAAATTCACCTGAGTAGTTTTAATTGAGGAATTTAGCTTTTCTTGCTGATTGGCTGCTTGCTCGATTAAATTTACCGCCTCTACATATTGATGATTAGTCGAAAATACTTCCTGCCGGACGATTGACTGAGCTTCGGCTAGCTCCATCGTGTGCTTGTACTGGGCTTCAACATCGGCGGCAACTTGGTCGTAGGTCTTCGGCCCACCCTCACCAGTAAGGGGGTTAGTCGGAGACCCAAAAGGAGTTTCCTCAGTTACATTACTTAGATCTAGCACCGACTTACCGAAATCCTCCAGAGGCTTACGCTTGGCTTCCTCGGCAAGCATTCGCTCAGTCAACGACTGTGCAATTTCTAGGCGGCTCTGCGCGATTGCCTTATCTAGCGCGAGTACCTCTTTACTACCCTCCCCAGTGATTTTTACTTGCTGGTAACGCAGCTCCTGGGCTATTGCTAACTGTTTCTCCTTGCCAGCCAGATTAATTTCAGCACGCCGAATCTCGAAACCTTCTTGCTCTACAAGCTTCTGATTGAGATCCTGCTGCAATCTCACCAAATCCAGTTGCTGGGCAATCTCTGCTTTTTCAGCAATGCTCTGGAGAGCTTCTACCTGCGTTATAGCCGCTTGTCTGACCTCTTCCGCCACCTCAGTCGCGGTCTGCCCTCTTTTCTTATCAGCTGCTGTAATGCCCCCTAGCATCTGCTCCAGCTTGGCTAGGGCCACAAGTTGCGCTTGGGCGGCTGGCTCTGTGATGGCATTAGCCCGGATTTGCTCATTTAGTCGGTCTTGCTCAGCGGCGATTTGCTCCCGGATGGAGCTCACCAGTGCTTGGTTTAAGGGCTTGCCCTCCCGCTGCTGTTGAGCCACTCGCCCAAGCTGTTGGGCCAAATTACCCAGCCGAGAGGCACCGTTGTTGACATCATCAGCGAATTCATTGATGCGTAAATTCTTCATGGCTTGGTAAAGCCCATAGGTAGCAGCACCCGCCGAGGCCGCGACTACCGCATAGGGAGCCAAGACTGCGGCTGCGGCTCCCGCACCTATAGCTATGCTGCCAAGCAGGGCAGGAACCCCCAGGGCCGACAATCCTGCCCAAGCGGTAGTAGCGGTTACTACCGCGCCACCGAGGAAAATTAATCCGCCGCCGACATTTTGTACCGGCTGGGGCAGGCTATTAAAGGAGGTTAAAGCCTTATTTAATACATCTAAAAATGGCCCGCCAAGGGTGACTGCTACCCGGTCGGCATTATCCTGCAAATTCGAGAGTTGCCCTCCTAGCGTCTGAGCCTGGGCCTCCATCCCACCAGCCACACCCTTAAGCTCCCCAAAGCTGCTGATTACTTTAGCGATCGCCTCTGGGGTTTTAGCTACGGTCTGACTTACTCCCTTGAATGCCAGGGTGACTTGATCACCAGAGCTACTGGCCTGAATGCCAAACTCTTTAAGCCGCTCAAACTCCCCCGTAGTGGCATCAAGGAAGGCCTCTATCACCTGTTGTAGATCCTTGCCCTGCGAACCAGCAAGGTCACCCAATTCGGTGAGCAGTTTATTGGTTGGTTCTAGGCCACGATTTTTGAGGCTGATGTACGCCTCCGTGACTTGACTGACCTGAAACGGGGTACTGGCGGCAAAGCTTTGGATGGTAGCAAAGGCTCGGTCAGCGGCTCCCTCACTGCCTAGGGTGGTTTTGAGGGTAGTGCGTAGCTTTTCAAATTGCAGATTCGTCTGGAGTGCCGATGAAGCCAGCCCGGTGAAGGCTTGGCTGGCTTGGGCTGTGAGCTGGACCAAGGCAGCATCGCTAACTTTGGCCTGCTCCTTGATACCTCCTAGCCCCTGCTCAATTTGTTTCAATTGTTGGCGGAGTTTATCCGCGCCTTTGATATCCCCCAGTTTTTCGAGTTCGGTAATCGCCTTTTTAATCGTGGCACTAACTTCGTCTTGAGCCAGCAGCTTAATTTTTAGGCTGAGGTCTTGGTCTGCCACGATTAGTCCGCCATCCAGCGGTGGATATCATCATCGAATGTTGCCAGGACTCCCTGGGGCGCGGCGCGGAACATCTGCTCCGCCCAATCTCGCTGGGACTGCACTGGATTTAACAGTGTGTTGTACTCAGCAAATAGCCCCTGGAGTTGACCCGCACTTAGTTCTCCCCAGAGTGCTAGTGCGCCTTGCCCCCCAACCAGCAAGATCAGTTGGGCAAGTAGCCGCCCCTCCGCATCTTTGGCAGGCGGCATCATGTTTCCGTCATTTTTTTGCGTGTCACCCTGCTGTAAATCAGCCAACAGCAACTTCTCAATCAAGCTAGGCTGGCTGCCCACCCCAATAAAAAGGCTCTCGGTTAGAGCCTGCCATTTTTCAAAATCCTTAGCCTCCGCCCCCCAGGCTACTAGAGCTTCAAGTATGGTGGTGGCAGGGCCGCCCCCAACCACCGGTAGCATTGCCATAATTCGCCGGGTACATAGGGCACCCCACGGATGCAACAGCGTTTGCCCAATTCCGAGACCTAGTTGGTAGTGCAACTTTTTGAGTTGCTCTAATAGCGCCAGCACATCCGGGAGGTTCCGTTGGGTAGGGGGCCTCAGCAACTCTCTCTGACCCCCCGGTAGAGTGATTTCAAGCATGGCTAACCTAGAATCACGCCGGTGTAATCAATGCTGTAGGGCAAATCAACCCCCGCCGTCGGGAAGAGATTAAAAGTTAGAGAGGTCTCCTGTGCCCCTGGATCGATTTTGGATTTCTTGACCGACTGCGCTTGGGGGCACTCAAACCGCCAAACCCTTGCGAATTTATCAATCCAGTACCCCAGGATTGAATAATTCCCAATCAAACTTGCTGATAGAGCTAGCACAGATGCAGAGGGGAGAGCGGCCTCCCAGGTGGCAACCAAGCCAGCGGCGGCGGCGTGAAAAGTGAAACCTCCGTTGACGACCTGATAAAACTGACTAGCCGTAAGTACTGGAGAGCCAGCACTAGCTACTCGCGTCAATTGGGTAGTCGTCCCATTAGCCGCACTCAGCGAGCATAATGCCGAATCCGCTACGAGTCCGAAACCCAGAGTCCCAGTAACTGCTGCAGGATAGCTCAGACTAGCTGGTACTACGAACTGGTTGCGTACTGTTACGACTTTATTAATAGTCCCGAAAAGCCGGCCTAGTTGCATCTCCATGATGCTGGGGTTGTGAATCCCCGCACCAAACTTCACCTCAAGCTGCGCGGATTCCTGGGTGATGTACTGGTCTACAGGAATCATCCGTCCCGTGTTGGATAAAGTCATCTGAGTCTCCTCAGAGATACCGGGATCTAGAACCGGAGTGCACGTAGGGATGGAGAGCAAAGCTCCCGCATCTGTCTTAAAAAAACATTTCCCGCCAATGAAGCGGTTGTAGAACGTCTCGTTAGCTGTGGGCATCCGGGTCCTCCTCGACACGAATAGCAATTGCAGGGTCAGCTTTGGCCCAGTCAGGCACAAGCTCAGCCGGATAAATCCATCCTGAAATCAGCACTCCACTGTTAGTCTGGACCGGTTGAAGTAAGCAGTATTGTTCTTGCATGTTGCCTGGGCTCCTTAGTAGAACGCGGGTGCATACTCATACCCACTGGGTGCAGGGCTAAAGTCAATGGTTTGATTCACCTGCATCCACGCAATCAGTTGTTCCGTCATTGGGTGGTCCCTGTTGGTGTAAGGGACCACTTGACCAGTCGGAAGATAATTAACAGCATCAACCAGCCCCAAATCATTTCTGAACACCACATAAGTGAACCCAGCCTCATAGGAGGCAGTAACACGGGAGGGGGAAAGAGCAGCAAAGCGAGACATGGGTAACTCCTTTATTTACGGACGGGCTAAACGGTACGAAACCAAGACCGAGGCGTTAAGCTGACCGGGTGAGGTATTTCTTGTCACCCCAATTTGGAAGTTAATGATGCTGGTAGCCGATAAATCAAGCAGCAACGCTAGGGGCCGCGCTATGATGTAGCCCGTGCCGACGCTCCAGGGCGAGGACGTGTAAGTATCCAGGCTGGTAATAGCGAGGGTGCTAGCAATTCGCCGCAGGACGAGAGACCAGTTGTTCGTCGCGTCGTTTGTGGTGGCGACAGTGCCGCCAATGACCCAAGTCTCCAAATAAATGTTGTAGGTCCCGGGCCTTATCTGTGGAGGGGTTAAGTTCAAAGAGCTCGTAGTAGATATGGCGTTTGCAGAGACAACCGCCGTGAAGAGCTCCGCCGAAAGCCAATCGGTCCCGCTCCAGTACCAGAGGATGCGCGGCGTGGTTTCAAACCACAACAACCCCACCGTCGGACTACTGGGCAAAGTATCACTATTTATTACCGCCCCCTGGGGTCCGGTCGGCCCGGTTGCTCCTGTGTTCCCAGCGGGTCCCTGAGGCCCAGTAATTCCCGTGGCCCCTGTAGATCCCGCTGGGCCTTGGGGACCAATCTCCCCTTGAGGTCCAGTAGGACCGACGGGACCTGTAGTTTGCAGGGACTGGATAGTGACGCCGTAAGTAGTCCCCACGCCTGGACGACCAACAGGTAAAATGTCAGTTGCTTGCGGCACAGTAATCGGGAGCGATGTGATTTTTTTGTCCTGGGCCTGCACTTGGGCCGTCAACAGCAATAGGCTCAGCAAAATTTTCTTCATTGGATTAAATATCCTCCTTCTTCAAGGCTCAGAAAACCGCCTTCCTCTAAGGCAATCCGACCAGACTCGGTATCCAGAGGTAGATACGGGGCTTCTTCGTAGTACCGAGTTGGAGCTACATATAGCTGGGCGTAGATGTGATATTGCTGCTCATCCACGCCCAAAAATCCCTCCTTTTCCATGTAGCCCGGATACTCCCAGCCACCAGAAAAGCCAGTTAGGAGGTCACGAGTTAATGTCAGCAAGGGGTGAGCAATTTGGCTGCCTCCTTTTACCCGTAGGGTCAGCTCAAACCGGAGCATCCGGTCTTGGATCACCGGGCGGTCACGCCTAGGGGCTCCAAAAGCAGAACTCTGATAGGCGATTTGTAGTTCCCGTGTGGGCAGTGCCATCCCCTCGCGGCGGGGGGCCTGGCTGCCAATCACGTAGCACCCAGCCACTCGGAGCGAATAACTTAGCCGCTCCCGGATTGCCTGTAGAGCTGGGGTTATGTCATCCCGCATTACCATCCCCATCCCCCAGGACTCTGCGTTCGGTCACGGGTATAGAGATCCAGACTATCGCTGGTAAATGCCCGGTTCAGCTCTTCGTAGTCTGGTAGAGCCGTTTCAATCATCGGTTGATCCACTAAATCCAGGCCAAGATTGGCCCGGCCCGCAGCTAGGTCCTTCAGGAAGGTCAGCGCATACTCGTAATTCGCCTGCGTGGTCTGAGTTGGGGCATTGGCCTCTAATATGTAAAGTGCTATTGATACTAGATGGCGTTTCAGCTCCGGGGGCACACTCTGCAAGGGTAAAATCCCCGCATAGCGGTTACGCAGGTACGAATTAGCAATCCCTGTAGTTTCAGCTAAAACATCGTTGAGATAGCCCTGATTGACAATGGTCGCTGTGGGATTACTCAGGTTAGTGAGCGTAACGAGATCAATCCCACGCTTGGCTAGGTCGCCCTCAATGACATACAGAGTCGTCATATTAGACAACCACATTTTTCAGGTAGAAGCCTGCGGGAGCCGCAGCAACAACTTCTCGACACCGCATTCCAGCACGGACGCGCTGGCCTCCCATCAACCCAATGCCAGAATCCGGCTTGGAGCCAGCGAAGCGCGTACCCCACTGAGCGGTGAATCCCCAAGTCATACCGCGTAGATTATCCGCGACTCGATTGCGGTAGAGCAGTGAGATATTCTTTCCCCAAGCTCGCTGGATGTTCGCCGCCTGCCCCTTAGCATTGCGGTTAATTCGGGCCTCCCCAATCAGTAGCTCTTGTAAGCCAAATAGATTAGCAATAAACTCTTCTGGCACAATTCCTCCAGAGCCCGCATTCCGGTTGTACGCCTGGACCACAAACGGATTGGAGGCTAGCCCGGTCAAAGCGTCGCGCCCAATAACCATAATGTTAGGCCGCATGATAGTTTGATTCATCGCATTTTGGATGGTCTTGATCGGATTTGCTGCATCATTGTTAAATTGAGCTACTCCACCGCCTGCGCTTAAATCCTGAATATTTGCTGCAAGATAATTCGCATCATTAAATACGAGGTTCGACACGCGAACCTCCCGGTCAAGTAGAATCAAGTCCATTAAGCCTTCCGCCGCCCGGCCCAAGGGATCATAGTTGGGGGGAGCATTGTCAATGTCATTTTGTGGGATCGGGTCATCTAGTCCATAATCCAAGGTGAAGGAAGCCTGCCGTTGAGCCGAGAAGTCAACCTCATTAGGCCGTCCTTTGCGACCCACACTAGTATCCGGGACGGTATAAGACTCTTCGAGAGTATGTAAAATCCATTCAAACTCCTGTTTACCCACGGGCACAATCGGCATCACTTTATCAGCAATCAAATCAACATCTTGATTCTTATAGGCAATAGCGATTGCCGTTAAATCTGAACGAATTGGAAAAGGGGCATTAGCCATTTAATCCTCCAGAGATAATTTTAACCTTGGATTGAATCCGGTCCAAGCAAGACAGAACCAATATCGCCCGCTACACCAGCCTGGACCGCAATGCCAATAGTGCGGTTGTTGATTCCCACTGCTGGCGCGGCAACAACGGCCTTGCCGGTAGCATCGGAGGTCAGCAAAGCTCCACGAGTAACAACTCCCCCATAAACGACTTCACCCATACCCAGGAGCACTACATCTACACGCTCTCCGGCAGCAGCATCTAATTCAATACTCAGACCAAACATCGTATCGGCGGGGGCGGCGGCCTGAAGCACACTGTTTTCGGTTGCACCGAACTTGACGATTCTTCGAGCACTGATTGCAGCTTGAGCGGTATAACTCTTGACCAAAAGTTCATTCTTAGCCATTGTCTTGCCCCTTCATGACGTGGTTGACAGCTTGAGTGTAGTTGACCGTGCGACCAGCTTTGCGCTGGTCTTCAGCGTATTCACTAGCTTTTGCAGCGATTTCTTCGGGGCTCATTTTTCCGGGAATCTGGCTCTTGGCTCTCTCACTAAAGTCAACTTGCTTGGGGATTTGTGAAATCAAACCTTCAAAAAATTGCAGGAGAGTTTGGGTTTGCTTCTCGGTTCCTTCGCCAAATTCAATAGTGTCCGGGACTTGACTGAGGGTAGACATAAGAGCACCTATCCCTGGCTTTTGGAAATCTAGGATGCGCCCCTCACTACAGAGTTTTTCAAGGAATGCAGCGTGTTTTTGTGCGTCAATCTGCGTTTTAAGGCGGGTAATTTCTGTAGTGAGAGCTTCACGTTCGTTGGTGGCCTGGGACACGGTAGTAGGCTCCTCGTAGTTGGGTTTTTGTTGGCTTTCTTCACGAGCAGCCGCTTCGAGATCGCTTATCGTCTGCTCGGGTATTACGGTATTAGCCTTGTCGGGTCCCTTTTCCTCAATTAACATCTCGCGTAAGTTACGAGCCATGCGAGAAAGGGCCAGCCAGCCCCACTCAGTCATGCTGAAGTCTACAGATTCTTCAAAGTCTGCTGTGCTCTGGCATTCCTGATAATCATACGTACTTAGATCAGGCAAGCCCTTGACCGCCGGAGGTTGGGCACCCAGGGCCGCGACGTGACGGAGGTAGAGTTTGCCGGGGGTAGGGTTATTGGGGGATTGAGGTAGATAAAAACTGGCTGATTTTTTTAAAAAGTGCCCGGTTTCCACCCAGTCCAAAAAAGGTCCGGCTATTTTCTCAGAGAAGGCTACCAGCTTATTGCCAACGACTTGGAGCTTCTGTATCCATCCCCAGGCAGGCCCGTTGGTCTTGGGATGCCCAAGGCACCAGGGGGCAGTGTGTTTGTGGGGGTCGTAGGCGGCGGCGCACTCCTGGAGATCCGCCACGGTGAAGGTATGGGTACTCCCGTCCGAGGCGGTGTGGGTACCAGCGGTGAAGATCACTTGTGGGCTAAGATTCTTGGGCACAGCGAGACTAAAATGCGTTCTCTATAGTGTCCAGCCCAGGGTATGACAAAAGTAAGTCTGACATTTCTTGTACCAGTTCATACAACAAATTGTCGGGTCTATTACATAGTGAGGTGGCAGATCAGGATTTCGAGGATGCGGCGGCAGTCTTCGGTGGATACTCCTAGGAAGGGACGGGCTGGCATTTTGATGGAATAGGCTCCGACTTGGACGGTTTGGGCGAAGTTTGCTTTTTTGCGTTTAGCGAAGCGGCTACGGTCTGTGCGTTGGTTGACTCTGAAGAGGAGTTCGCGGGTGCTGGCTTGTCGCTGGATGGTACCACCGAGTTGATGGATAGCTCCGTAGATAAGGTTGGTGCCGATGGATACGCCATCTTCTTCGGCTCGGTAGGTGATGGAGCGGCGGAGGGCGCGAGACTCGGTGAGGGTTTTAGGACCTTTTTTGCTCTTGAGATAGGCGATGCTGAGGGGTGCCCAGGGGGTGCCATCGGGGGCTTGTTGGCGGTCGAAGTTGCTCTCGACACTGAGGAGCATGTGTTCGCCGATGTCTTTGAGAAAGGGCCGGAGGTTATTGGTTTGGGACAGCAGCCGGGTGAAGGCTTGCTGTACCCGGGTGTCGTTGATTTCGACTTTGACTTGGGTCATCAGTAAATTCTGCCTGGGACGTTGGGCCGGAGGGTGGGGAGAACGTCGATGATATGTGCGTCTTTGCCATATTTCTTAACGGCTAAGTCGGCAATGGTTTGAAAAGGGCTGGGGTCATAGCCAGGAATATCTAAAAGGAGAATAGGCCCCAAAGAGATGTTGAGAATGCGCTCTAGGATTTTGTCTTCTTCGCACGTCCACACATAACGGTCATAGTCGAGGTCTACGACGCATAGCTTTTGATGAATTCTAAGAGTAGCGGTCATGGGTGGCCTCGCACGAGGTTAAACAGGAAGTCGAAGTAATGGGGATCGTCGTTAATGAACTTCAAAGGAGACTGATACAACAATTGTAACCCAACTGAAATTATTTCTGTGGCGGTGTCGTTGGGGTAAACTCGTCCTGCATATGGGATTTGGAAGTGGTCAGCTAGGGTAAATTCGTCGGAGTTAAAAGGTGGGCCGAGTGGGATAGGTTGTTCTGCTTTTGTGCGTAGGGCGCGGAATTCAAGGGCTTTTTTGTGTACTTGAGGGTCATTTTCTTCTAGCCAGTGGGCTAATTCGTGTACTAAATCGCCTGGGGGGGCCTTCGGTGACATGAAAACTTGACCCTGATAATAGTAAGAAGTGATGCGACCGGGGCGTATTTCTTTGGAGGCGATGGTAATTGATATATTTTTGTCGTTGAGACTTTTTAGGGCCAGGATATTACGGAAAAAATCAGCCTCTTTTTGTAAATCTGGGATGTTTTTAGGGAGTATTTTTTGGTCAAATTTAAGTTGCAATCGTGAGGGATTCTCTACGAAAAGTAATTTTTCAATGTTATCTGATGCTCTTTTTTCGGTTGCTTTAATGACTTGATAAAGGTTCTCCGCCGTTTTTGCTAGGCGATTGCCTGCTTCAGGACGTTTGCGCTCGAAAGCGGCTTGCATTCGTTGTTCGGTGTTTTGGAAGAGTTGGCGCAGGCTATTTTGTTCGCTGGCTAGGCGGGAGTTGAGGGCGGTGAGCTTGTCGCGGGCTTGGTCTGCGGTGAGATTGGAGGTGAGGGCTGGGCCAAAGGCGGATTCGCCTACGTTGTAGGCCCAGCCGGGGTCTATACCCTTGGGGACCTCGATGGTGCGGTTGGGGTTGGCGGGGTCGGGAACTTCTCGTGTCTTGACCGGTGGGCTGGGGTCAGGGCCGTCTTTGCCCATGCGCTGTAAATCGGCTTTAGAGAGGGTGAAGACTCGGCAGGAACAGAGCCAACCGTTGGGGGGGTAGTGTTGTGACCACCAAGGATCGTCAGCGGTGAGGACTAGGCCGTTCCAGGCGAGGTGCTGGGGTCTGGGGTAGCGGGAGTCGCCGTGTTTGTAGAGCCAGTAAGGGCGGTTTTGTAGGGTGTCGGGGTCAGTCATCTGGGCGTAGCGGCCTGCGGCGTAGGCGGTGCTGAGGTTGGTCTGGTAGATGATGTTGGTGCGCCATTCTCGTCCGCCTTTGTAGGCCCAGCCTTGACGGGCGACGATTTCATCAAAATCTTTGCGAAATTGTCCGAGGCTCACGCCGTCTGCGATGGCCCGGTCTACAGCCGACTGGAGGTCTAGCAGAAGGGAGGCTTTCATGGCTCCGGCGACAGTGAAGGCGCGGGTGTGCTGGCCCTCCCAAAGGTCAGACCAGGACTCGGTGGGGATAGGGACTTTGGAGCGGAAGAAACGGATTGCTTCGTTAAAGGGAAGCTGTTGCCAAGGGTCAGCCACCTTTTTTTACCTCATAGCGGCCCACCATGAACGAGGACACGAAGGCTTGACCGAGTAGGGCTTCGAGTTGTTCGGTGGGGAGGTCGGGGTAGAGGGTTAAAAGGCGTTCGCTGAAGTC